CTCATCCCAGCCGGAGCGGGCCCGGACGATCGCGGCCTGGATGTTCTCGCCTGTGTCGGAGCGCCACGTGCGGGCGGCCTCGTCCAGGTTCGGGGCGGAGAATTCGAACGGCCAGCTGTCGGGACCGTGGCCATCACGCACGTAACTGTCAAGGTAGTAGGCGAAGTCGTTGGCCTCGTTGATGTCCTTGAACTCGCCCGCCCCGGACATGCGCTGGCCGGTGCCGATAGCCGTCAGATACCAGCGACGGGTCGCGTCGTCGCGGAGCATTAGCAGCCTGCCGTTGGACGTGGCCCTCAAGTCCTTGTCGAGGGCGACGGACCGCAGGAACGTAGCCATCTCCGGCTTCTGTCCAGGCTGGTTCGCGAGCTGGAGGAAGTGCCGGCGGACGGCAGCGATGTCATGGAAGTGCGGTCGGGTGTTCTCACCCCAGATTTGCCGATTGGGCAGGTGGTCGATGTCGACGACCTCGTCCTGGTCATCGCCATCGTTCGGGCCATCGCCGGTGTCGTCGCCGATCGGTCGGCCCTGGTCGTCGACTTGGTGGGGATCGTTCGGGGTGTCGGGGTCGCCGTCGTCGTCCCGGGCAAGGCCGTTGCCGCGGCGCGGGTCCTTCCCGCGCCGCTCGTCCTCGGTTACGACCTTCGCCTCGTTGTTGGTGGGCGCGGATCCGTCGGGGCGGGCCACCATGGACACCCATTTGGCGCTGGTGGTGTGCCGGCGGCCGTTGAACTCGTTCGGAGCGGTCTGGTCCTGCACGAGTATGCGGTCGTTGGGCAGCGCACGCATGACGCGCGCTAGCTGGCCTCCCCACAGGCGGACGGTGCCGCCGGTCTCGATAAAGCGCCCCTTGCTGTCACGTGGATGCAGGGCGGGGTTCCAACGACGGGCGGCCTTGATCTCGAGACCGGCCTGCAACTCAGCGTGCGCAGCAGCGGGGCGATTCACCATGGCGCGGACCATGCACACCGCACGTGGTTAGCGTCGCGTGGTGGCGGCCGCGCCCATCTCAAGATCGTTCTTGCCCAATTGGGCAAGCGGTCTGCTGCCCGGTCGCTGCGGCCCGCGAGGTGTTCAGCTCAGTTCGTGTCCTCGTCGGTGGCGTAGTGGAGACGGCAACGGCAGTTGATCGTCAGGGCGAACGGGGCGAACGGATCGCCGGGGTAGCGGAGGCGAGCACCGTCTATCTCGTACGGAGTGCCGACGGGCAGCGTCTTGCCCTGGAGGGCGCGGTGCGCGGGCCGTACGTGGTCGTCTTTGCGGGTGATCCACGTGCGGACGACTCCGGGCCCGGCACTCTCGGCGGCCGCGTCTGCGGCTCCGTTGATGGTAGAAACGGCGCAGGTCTCGGCGACGCGGCTGGTGAGGTCGGGGCCGGCCGAGTTGTAGAAGCCGCCGACCATGTGCTTCAGCGTGTCGAGGTCGAGGTTCGGGTCTGTCTGGGCCTGGTGCAGCACGTCGACAAGGTCGGCGAGGAACGCGGTCATCGCTGCTCCGGCGTGTGCCGCGCTGACGAGCGCGGGCGCGACCGCGGCCGGGGGCACCGTCTCGGATCCGGCGACGGCCTGGCTCAGCTTGCGGGCGGTGGCTGCCGCGGCCTGCTGCAGGATCGGAGCGAGGGTGTTGGTGGTCTCCTCCGCCCAGCGGGCCGCGCTGACGACGCGGTCCTCATCCAGGTTCGCGTCACCGCTGCGGGTGTCGTTCTCGTTCTCCGGCTGCCAGAACCGCGTGTGCTTGCGGATCTTCGGGGCGTGGAGCCGGGCGACGATGACGCCCTCTTGTCGGTCCAGAAGCGCGGTGAGGGCCGCCTCGATGGCTGCGGCCAGGGTGTCGAAGTCGGTGTCGGTGACCTCGAACCCGTTGTCGTCGCCGGGAAGTGCTTTGGTCTCGAGCTGGGCGCGTGCCCGCTCGACTTCCTCGGCCGCGGGTCCGGCCTCGGGTTGCACGATGCTGGCGCGGGCGGCCGCGACGTCGTCGGCTGCTTCTCCGGGGGTGTCTTCGGTGACGTCGGCGCGGGCGGCCGCCACGGTGTCGGCCGCCGGCGAGTCGGTGGCGGCGGACGGTCCGAGGGGTGCCTGCCCGCGGGCCGCGGCGACGTCGTCGGCTGCGGTCGGGGCGGGTTCGGCTGAGCGTGCCTCAGCGACCGCGGCGGTAGCGGACTGGCTTCCGCCGGCCGCGGGCTGGGCGCCGTTCGGTCCTGCGCCGGGAGCACCACCCGTGCTCGGGTCGGAGAGGCCGAGTGCGGCCGCATCCTGGGGGTTGGCGGGAACAGGCGCCTTCTGCGGGCTGATCCACAGTGCACGGGACTGCGGAGTGTTGAACGGCTTCCGCCCGGAGGCTACGCGGTACTCATCGATGGTGATCAGGCCGTCTTCCCACTCCTTGCGTGCTTCCTCGCGGGCCTGGCGGCGGGGGAGCTCGAGGGCCTGGATGCGGGAGGTGTCGAACCGGATCTCCCAGTCGTCGCCCAGGTCCTCGTCGAACGATGACGCGATCAGGTTGAGGTGGGGGAGCTCGGTGTGAGCCCAGAAGTTGTATTCCTCTCGGTCAGCGTTGTTGAACGTCCGCTCAGAGGCGTTGCCGATGATGCTCTCGTACACGCCGAACGCGGAGAGGATCTCGTTCTTCGAGGTGTTGGCGAGCGTCTCGTAGGCCATCTCTCGCGGGCGGGCGGAGGTGTCGACGTAGGTGACTCCACCGGGGCCGGTACCGACGAGGGTGAGCTGTCCGGCGTTGTGCGCGCCCGGCTCCAGACGCCTCTGGATCCGCGCGACTTCCTTGGAGTCGACGCCGTCCAGGTCGATACCGACGATGCCGCCAGGGCGGCCGTCGTTGTCGATAAAGGAGATGTTGTAGGTGCGGGCCTTGACGTCCAGGTCGACCGACAGGCCGGCGGCCTCGAGCGGGGTCACGCCGCAGAACGGATCGGTGGGGTGCGGGTCCCTGATCCAGATGACCTTTTCCGGCGGCAGCTCCCGGATACGCCCGTTGTACTCCGTCAGCTCGAAGTGGCTGATGTAAGCGGAGTTCTCGGTGTCCGGGATGACGTTGACGCGGTCCGGTGGGAGCAGGTCGAGCCGGGTCAGTACCCCGCGCCTGTTCTTCGTCTTCTCGACGAACACGCCCTTCTTGCTGAGCAGCAACTGGGCGCTGAGCCGCTTCTTGAAGACGTCGCCGGTCTCGAGCGGGTTCGCCTTGCGGTTGAGCAGCTTGTAAAGGGGGTGGTCCTTGAGGACCTCGGCGAACTGGCGCTCGTCGCCGCCACGGCCGATCTGGATGGGCAGAGTGGAAGCGTGCTTGCTGATCGCCTCCACGGACTTGAACGTCCAAATGGAGCGCTCGTAGCCCTCGACGATGACGCGCTCAAGGTCCCAGCCATCGGCGCGGCCCGGGGTCCCCCACACGTTCGTGACGCCCGCGTACGACATCGACGTGTAGACGCCCCCGGCAAGGAGGTCCTTCCGCTCGATGGGCGCGGGTGCGGCCGTCGGTTCCACGGCTCCCCGGGGAACAAGGAGGCCGCGGAGCCCGGGGAAGAGCTGGCGGGGCATCAGGCCCCCTCACCGCTGGACAGCCACAGGCCAGCGGCTACACCGAGGGCACTGACAGCCAGCCATCCCAGCGGCTGCAGCAGGTAGAACAGGAGAGCGGTCTGTCCCGCATAGGCGGCGAAGGCCACCATGGCGCCGGCATCTTGCTGCCATCGCTGCTTCGAGTTGCGGCGGGCGACAACGCCACTGGCACACAGCCCGATGAGCACGGCGGACAGGCCAGCCATCCAGTGCAGGGCACCCAGCGCACCGACGCCGCCGAGCAAACCGAACGAGAGCAGGAGAAGCCCGAGGGCCTCCCGGCCGATCTTCGCGTCGGGAACCGCAGGCCCGACGAGATCGGGGTTCAACCCGATCGGGTCGTCGGTCGACGGCTGAGGTTGCTGAGTAGTCACGCCGCGCACCATGAAGAGCGGGCGGCGTTAGTGTCGCGTGCTGCTCAGAAACTATGCGAGAACCTGGGATTTGAAGAACTCACGATGAGGGTTTGCGTTCTCAGGATGGTCCACTCCGTCTCGTGCGCGGTGGGACATGCCTTGCCGCCTCTCGCCATGGCAGCGCCTCGGGCTCCCTGTGGTGAGAACAGCGCTGCCCCTTCCGCACACGGCTCAGGGTCGGGCGGCGCTTTGCGCCGCATTCGATGCATGTCGACGCCCATCCCGCCCTGGCCCTGCCCGGGTACCGCTCATCGGGCTCGTATCCGGCAGCCCTCATCTCGCCTGCGGCCTGCTCAGCCACCTTGCAGGCCGAGCAGGTCCCATCACGTAGGACGTCAGAGCATGTCGTGCACGTCGCCGGGTTCGCTCTCTCCTCTTTCCGGCGGGCGTTGCGCAGTCGCCAGTGGCTGCACCGAAAGCCTGAGCGCACGCGGTTGAGTGTGAGGCGCAACCTTGCGCCGCATTCCTCGGTAGCGCACCTGGCCTCCCACGGGTCGAGCACCCGACCGGGATAGAGCTCCTCCGGTATGAAACCGGCCTCGCATAGTTCTGCTTCGGCTTGTTCGGGAGAAGTTGTTCTCGCGGGCATGACAGGAGTGGTCTCCTCTTCTCAGCGCTTGGGGCGGGACACTCCGGAGACGTAGGCGCCGATGCCACGCCGGTTGATTGTGCCGCCAGAGATGATCTTCGCGTTCGGGGGCGGTACGGGGATCTTCCGCTTTGCGCGGACGCTCTGGTCCCCACCTATCAGGTGTCGGTTGTCGATCTTCTCGGCGCAGTCCTGGCCCTTGACCTCGTCGTACGGGCGGCGGCAGCCCCTGCAATACACCTCGAGCGCGTCCACGCGCTGCCCCTCCGTGGCCTTGAAGCTGCCTCGGTAGTCAGCGACGCTCGCGATCTTCGGTGTGACCTCGATCTCGGCGGCCACGACCCACACGTGAGATAGGTCCGGCGCCTCGGGTACGGCGGCCGGCGGCTCTGGCGGGGGAGCGGTCTTCTGCTCAGGTGCGGGCGCCGGGGCCGGATGAAGGGCCGCCTCGATGGCGATTGGCTCGGCTGCCATCCAGGTGAAAAGGCTCTCCTGCAGGTGGGATCGGCCGGTCTCGGGCAAGAAGGGAGCTGTCGCGGTCGTCACCGTTCCTCCGGATCACTGTGGGGTTGACGTAAAGCGCAACCCCCTTCGCCCCTGGAACGTCAACGGTCGTGATCTGTTACACCTCAGGGACTACTGCCCCCGAGCTGTAGCTGGCTTGAGGGCAGTAGTGAGGCTCTCCACGTACTCAGGCGGCTCGTCTCAGCAGTGCGCAGCGAGCTCCGGTGGGAGCAGGGGTTGGACAATGCCCCCCGCCAGATATGCCGTAGTGCCCGTGGCGAGAGCCTGCAGGCCGACGAGGATGCGGGGGCGGACACCTGGCCACACTTGGTCGACGAATTGGTGAGTGGCCATGACGCGTACCCTTGCCCGCGCGTCGCGGTAGATCAGGCGCTCCACATTGTCGGGCGTCAGCGGAGCCGTCGCCATAACGTGGGTGATGACCTTCCTTCGCCGTGTCTGCACCCAGTCCACGGCGACGCGACGAAGAAGTCGAAGGTCGCCGGGTGGCCCGAAAAGGACACGGCTAGCTGCTTCCATCGGGGTCTGTTGGCCGAACACGCCTCCTACGGGCAACATGAGAAGGCCTTGGAGGTCGGCGACGGCCAGGCAGCCAGCCCCTACCGGGATGAGCAGTGCCACGCCGATCACAGGCGGCCGCCAGTCTTCGTAGACGGCACGACGTCGTGTTTCTGAGACCACCAGGCTCGCGGGGACGGCCATCAGAACGCACGGTCCTGTACGGCATTTACGATCTGGTCGAGATGCCGGAGTTGACTGGTGCTCGGGATGGGCGCGATGTGGGAACCGTAGTCCAGTAGCCAGTGCAGCGGTGTGGCGGGCCCGTGCGCTTGGGCAAGGGTGCCGGCGTCGAGCGGTCGGTAGGCGACGTAGGGGATGCCGAGGTCTTGGCACATTGCCACCGCGGGGTCGAAGTGGTCGGTGCGGTTGAGAACGTTCTGGACTGCTGAGATCGGCTGGTGCTTGTGCACCCTCTGTATGTCGTCGGGGGTGACCTTTGACAATCCGAGGTGCCCGATCTTCCCCTCCTCCTGCAGGGCTTGCAGGACCGCGATCTGATCATCGAGGGCCACCTCAGGGTCGATGCGGTGCAGGTAGCACAGTTCCAGGCGCTCGGCCTTGAGGCGGCGTAGGCATGCTTCCACGCAGGCTCGGAGGAAGTACGGGTTGCCGAGCGGCTTCCACATCCCTGGCGCGGGCCGGACCATACCGACCTTCGTGGCGATCAGCACATGCTCCGGGTACGGGTAGAGGGCTTCCCGAATCAGCTCCTCGACGGTGTGGGGGCCGTAGGCGTCGGCGGTGTCGATGTGGGTGATGCCGTGGGTGTGTACGGCCTGGCGGAGGATGCTCAGCGCGGTGTCCCGGTCTGTGGGGTCTCCCCAAGTGCCGGGGCCGGTCAGGCGCATGGTGCCGAAGCCGAGCCGGGACACGGTCTTTCCGGCGATGGTGATGGTGCCTGCGGGCGGGGTCATACCAGGTCCTCCTTCAGGCAGAGCTGAACCGCTGTGTGGATCGCGTGGGCCTGGCTGTCGGGGTCGCTGGTCACTTGCTGGTGGGGGATGTCGTCCTGGTCCAGGAGGAGGCGAACGTGCTGGTCGACGAGGCGCCGGAAACGGGGGTCGTAGTCGTGGCCAGTCTCGACGGGCATGCTCTCGTCGAGCACGGTGGCGAACAGCAGGTTGTACTTGGGGAGTTGGGTGGAGGCGAGTGCGAGGAGACGCTCGCGCGCCAGGCGGTGCGGTGCCTCAGCGCGGCATTCCAGTGCGGCGTGGAAGTAGGCGATGGCGTCGTGGGCGGCCCGGTCGAGGAGCACGACCTGGGCGCCCTGGGCGGCCGCGGCGAGTTCGTCGGCGATGCCCTGCGTGATGATCCACTCAGTGGAGGCCGGCGTGTGGTGCTGCATCTTGGGCAGTCCGGCCGCTGCGGCACGTTTGCCGAGTCGGCCGGTGCGGGCCACGGTGACGCCTTCGGCGCGCAGCT